CATCAGTACTTCTAATTACATCAGCTATATCATTACCATCGGACAACAAGATCCACCTATCCATAAGATAGGTGTCGTCGCTATTAGCAGGTATTGTGGTTGATGTAAAACTTGTACCGCGTTGCCATGTGTTCATACTACCGTTGATTATAAGGTTAGGTTTAGTTGCACCACCGCCTGTGCCTGCTTGTACCCAAGTAGGGTTAGCACTTGCGCCATGTGTTGTTAGCACCTTGCCATCTGTACCGGGTGTTAGTCTTGTCCATGCTGTACCATTGTCATATAATATATCGCCTCGGTTAAGGGTTCCTATAGGTATAGCGCCTGTATCTATATCGTCGGTGGTCGATAATTCTTGTATAACACCACCATAATTACACAAGGGTTTTTTGGTTGCCATATAGCCTCCTAAGCCAGAACTATAACCATACCATTATCTATAAAAGCCAATTCTGTAGCCGATATAGCCATACCTACAACCTGTACAATATCACCAGTTGTATACGCAGATACATCGGTTGTAATACCACCTGCTGTTGTGTGTAGATAATAGATGGCGCCAATTGTTAGGGCCGATAATCCAGACAAAACACCATTACCCAAATGGACTTCGCCTGCAGCTGTATCGCTGATAGCTGCCAATACATAACCCACAGCCCTACGTACAGTACCACTTGATGCATCGGCTTTTACCACCTTTGCCCCTGTGCTATCTATTACACATATCAAGTTGCCTGCAGATATTGCCTCCCCGGCAGTTAGCTCGTAGCTTTCTACAGCGGTTAGCATGGTATCGTCTATTTGTCCTGCAGCATTTAAAGCCACTATTTTGTTGGCATCACCAGCACCAGCACTTGACGCTTTTGCCTCTAACTCCGTTATAATGCCATCGTTGTTATATAAGTATTTGTTTGCCATATTTAGCCTCCTACGCTAGGGCTATGCTAACCCCTAATTTTAAAGTTATAGTGGTGGCACTAGACGCCACGCCTATTTGTTGGACAAAACCCGTAACCGGTATTGTTGTTGTCACAGTACCTGTATTGGTATAGTATATCTTTTGATTGGGTGTCCATGACCAACCGCCATTGGTTATTATACCTATAGATTGGACCTTGATAGAATTGGTTGCTGTGGCTGACTCCGTTGTTATACCTACAACCTTGCCTATATCAGCTGTATCGCTGCTGTCTGCAGCCCATACGCTAGCATCGGCTTGAACCACCAATACATACGCCGATATGTTTTCACCCGCTGTATACGTGTTGCTTGTTGCACCACCTGTAGACACCAGTGTCCAATTGCCATTAGCTACTCCACCTACCAATTGATAGGTATTTTCACTATCTATAGTATAACAATACATGCCCTCTTTTCTACGGGGCGCTGTTATAGCGTCCCTTGCTGTATTATCTGCTACGCTATGGACACCACCTTCTGTTTCATTACAGTGGGTTATTGCATGTGTGTTGGTTGTATCGCCAGTTGTGATCTTGGCTGCCACTATAGTGCCCGCAATTGCTGCCATTGTTATGTCTCCTAACTTACTACAACAGTGTAATCGCCTGTCAAAAGGTTATCACTTCTGTAGGTATATTCGTCATACGTGGACCCTGCATCGTTAGTGAACGACGCGTCCGTCAATGTCCAAGCTGTATTGGGTAAGCCATTAACTGTAAAAGACGCAGCCCCCCAAGACTTGGGATAACTTACGTATATGTATTCTGCTGCGCAAGTTATACTAAACGATACAGCCCTACTTGTACCATATGCAACATTAGCCAATGCCTTAATCTGTACATTGCTTAATGGCCCTGCCTCAGCAGACTTACCATAAAACTTCTTATACTTGAAATATACCGTACTCCCCTGGCTATCGCTACCTGTTGGTATACCAGTGGCTGTTAAGGTATAAGTAGTAGTAGTAGTCATTGTAAGGCCACTATCTGTGTGTGTCCTTAATGCCACGCCCAGGGCACCAATACCTTGATTAATAGATTGGGCACTAACTTCCTTGTTATAAGTCCAATTTAATATCACATCTGTTATAGTAGTACCTATTTCAACTGTACCACCATCGTTGGTAAAAGTAGATATGCTAAAATCAGTCATGTCTATTTGTGCTTTTCTAACTAGTTGTCCCATCTTAACTTGTCCCCATCACCCAATACTTATATACAACTGTATCGGTCGCCAATAGGTCAACGCCACCGCTAGCAGTGGTATTGTTCCATACCATATCAATGTAATCGGTAGATGTACTAAAATCTACACTAAAACCTGCTGTACCAGCTGTTGTACCGCCACTACCTGGCTGCGTAGCACTGCCATTATCTACCCAGTCATCTAGATGGTATGTCACGCCATTAACAACTAAATAGCTATCGACTATAGCCGCTTGTGCCTCCAGTGGATCCACAGATTGAGCTGCAGCGCCTTCTACAACGCAATTACCATTAAGGCTAAAACTTGCAGCCGTTATATCGTCACCCAGACCAGTTAAATCCGCTGTATACATAACAAAAGTATCACCAGTGTTATAAGTATGTGCGTATATATTACCTGTTGCTTCCATAGGGTGCATGAATAATGGCCCCTTAACATAGTTGTCGCTATACGACAACGGTATTGTAGATGGTATTATAGCGTTAAATAAGCTAGCTGCCATTAAGGCGTATCTACTAGACAAATCATTAAGGGTTGCTGAAATCAATCCAGGATCATCACCAGCGATAGTTGTCGACCCTATTGATACACTATGCTTACCGGCACCTGTAGTGCCTCTAATAACGGCCATTTGTTCGTCATCGGCCATAGATCTAAATACAACAGAAGCAGCTAGGTTGATTTCTATTTCTTTAATAACCCGTAGTGAGGCATTATACTTGCGTTTTGATATAGAGCTATTCCAAAACCTACTAAACTTGCTAGTATTGGTGTCCTCTATTCTTAAGTCTATATAGGCCCTAGTGGCCCTTAATATGCTCTGTACTTTTGATACAGATATATCTGTTGTTGTTAAGTTAGTTAGGTTGTATACATCCGTAGCCCCTGCGTAGTTAGAGCCATCGAACGAACTTGATAGTGCAAGAAATGGCGTGTCCCTATCGCCGAAGTCACCACCATATATGGGGTTGGAGCTTGGACCAGTTTCGTCATCTACGTCGTTATAGAACTGTATCTTATACCACTTGGTATCGTCCACGGAGTCATATTCTTGAGTTCTATAACCATAAGTATAATTAAATGTCGTGTCTAACACATATGACCCATCTTCTGTTGCGCAGTTGTATATGCGTAGCTTGTTAGTATTAACGTCGTCGGGTAATGCGAATGTAAATATAGCGCTTACTGTTGCCATAATTGTCTCCTTAAATTGGTGGTACGGACCTACCTGTTTTGTTTTGATATTCTTTCTTAACCTTCTTATAGGCTTCGCCTGTAGCGACTAACAAGGCTAACAAGTCTTGATAGGTTTCAGGCAAATGGTATATAGCAGACCCTGTTGAGGCGGCCCTAACAATACCAAAAGCCTTATTAAGTTGGGTCCTGGGGCCTGTGCCACTTAATACGCCGTATGCGTCGAATGCTAACTTACCTGTTGTCTTAGCAAAGCCGCTGAACCCACCAGATTGGGCTGCCTTCCTAGCTGCCGCTTGGGCTGCCTTCCTAGCACCAGCGTTAATAAATGCCCGTGCTGCTACCTGGCCCAGATGGACACCTACGACAGCGCCGGCTCTTAAAATAAATGGTCCAATCATTTAGATACCCTCAAATCGCGTCTTTTAAGCATAATGTCTATATGTTTCATTAATGCTTTATCATTAATGTTTACTCTTGCTTCCCTTGCTATCTGCCTTGCTGTCATATCTTTAGAGGCTTGTGTGGATATGAAGGCTGTAATAAGGGCCTTTTTAACACCTGTCTTACCGCCCATAGCTTGAAGTTTATCTTTCATATTTTCTCCTAGGTTTCAGATGGGTACACCGTTCTGGCGAACGGGTCATGACTTGGCCCTAACACATACCCATTACATGAATAATGGGTTATTTGTCCATCTATGAAATGTGGTACCACCTGTGTTAATTCGTATTCATTACCACCGAAATTGAGCAGCCATACAGTTCTTTTTAGGTAATTACCCTTATTAAGTATAAAAGATCTGCTTAAATGTAGATCTGGTGGTAAATAGACCTTTCTAATGTCCTTCTCCACGTAGGCTGCAGTGTCATCTGGGTTCTGTACTATCTGGGGGTTGCTATACGATAGCGAGTCTATAAATATGTTAGCCCATATTTCAGTTGCGTCCCCATAGGCAGACCTATCGCCCATCTGGGCGTCTTGTAATGGCTCGTATTGTAATACCCTAACACCGGTGCCATGTTCTACAAATGTATCGTAATAGTTGGTTGTATATTCGCCTATTAAGCCCTCGGCATAATAGTCAGCGTTTTCGCCCATAGTATCTATAATATCAAACTCTAACAATAGCTCGTCAGCGCCTGCCGACTCTACTGTATAACCACCAGCCTGCGATGGGTATTCAAATGGGTATGGGCCTGTCTTTAATATGTCTTGGTCTATTACAACAGGTACAGACGAGTTTTGTAATCCATTATTGCCTTCGCCTACCACCCAGGCAGCCCTAACAAGGCCTGCTTCGTCTATATTCATCAATTGGCCCTCCGCAACATCGAAGAACTTCGCACCTGCTACTATAGCAGCAGCCGGTGCATTGGCCAATTCTTCTTGGTCGCCTAACGTATATGTGGCTCCATCTGCTGTGGTAAGCTTTCTTACCAATGCCTTGGGTACGTTAGACGCATTATCTTGTGTGTAAGTAATAAGGAAGCCACCTTCGACCCCACCTATTACATCGGTTAGTATTCCGTATTCTGTGGCTGGTCCAGCTCCTGTCGCTATAGAGTCTAGATATGGTGTCCACCCTGTTTCATTGGCTACGTCCACCTTAGTCCAATTAAGCCCCTTGTCTACAGATGTGGCATAACGCCATGCTACAGTTGAAGAACCTGTAAAAGCATCACATTCACCCCATGCTACGCATAATGTACCATAACCATCTATAGCAATAGAAATGTCCATAAATGCATCGGTTGTGTCCGAGCCTGTATCTATAACAACAGGTGTACCGAATGCATCAGTAGCTTCTGTATATTGTACAAATTGTAATGTATCTGCTGCTGCCCCATTTAATACAGGCGCAACTATAAATACTTCGCCATCGTCATTACAACACATGTCATATATAACGTCCCAATCCACTGTATTTTCAGTCACTGAACCTGATATAGATACTGTTCTAGGTGATATGCGACGCAGTCTAAGGCTATAGTTAGGGTCGTCGAAATTGGTATAAAGAAAGTACATCGTATGCTTATTATGACACATCGAGAATATACCCTCCATTGTAGTTGCAGCCCAAGATAAACCTGTATAGTAATCATCAGCGTCCGAGCCATCTAAAGCACAATACCCATAATATAATGCGTAATTGGTACCAATACGGCGTATATGGAACAAGAATACCCAACCATACTTTTCACATACCATTAAGGCATCTATAGGGCCATTCACAGATAGATTGGTACCACTACGTGGGTAATGGGCCATTGATGACCAAAAGTCCGCAATCAATACCCAACTAAAACCTTCATCTGTTGATTTGTATAGATACAAATTAACTGTCGATGACTGTAAGGCAGCCCATAAGGCTCCATCTGAAGTGCGTATTACATTATGCCTGCCCTGGAAGACAGTGGTTATAAGCGCACGTGGGTTGTATACATGTGTTTCTATTGCAGTTCCTCTACGTTCGATTGCCATTTAAGCCTCCGTGGTATATAGTCTTATAGTCCCGTCGCTAATAAACGCATTGTTAGGTACATTGTACTTAACGTATATATCTCCACTAATCTCGTTAGGTTCTAGTGGAAATACCATACCGCTGGCAATAGGCCCATAGGTTATATCGTCGTCCGATATAGTAAAAGCGCCGGATAGTATAACGCCGTTAGCCGATACACCTGTTACAGTGAAATCGGCACGACTGGTACCAGTATTACCTATTCTAAGTTTCATGGTCTTTTCATCGCCAGGGCTTAGAGCGCCGAAATCCATAGTTGTTAGGACATCGGCGTCTCCAGCTGTATAACCCGTATTGTCTGGATCTACATATTTAAAACTCATAACTATGCTGCCATGTCGTCCTGTAAGTTCACACCATATGCATCTACAAGTTCAGCTGCATTACCTGCGTACCACGCCATTACATCAAATGCTCTAGCTGGTATGTTATCGTCTATATCCACTCTAAGGTCCCAAGTCCATGCATAACCAAGACACTCCCTTGAGGCAACAATATTACTATATGTTGCAGCAGTGTCAAGGGTTGAATCTACTTGTGTAGACATGAAACAAGACAAGCCGTATGGACTGCCTACATAACCTTGGCGTTGGGTCATACCTTCGCCAAAACCTTCTACAATTAACTTACCTACAGCGGCAAATGTAGCAGCGTCATCAATACCCGCACGTATCTTCGCCCATGATATAGGGTGAAATACACCAAAGTAAGGTGGTGGCGCATTCTGCGCTTCAAGTAAGCCAATGGCTGTTAAGAGGTCAGCGCTATCGCAGTTAGCAGGTGTGGTTGACTGTTCGTTTACAACAGATGTTGTAAGAGCTGCGGCTAATGCCAATATAACCTTGTCTTCGTCCTGTGCTAGTGAACGGCCCATCTGTTCGCCGTATGGAGTAAGGTCGGCCCATGGGTCTGCCCATAGTGCCGATTTAGATATAGTAACCAATACACCCCGTTCTACAGGTGTTAAGGTCACGCCATCTGTTGACCATGCTTCTGCTATTGGCGCTGTTGCTTCTGTTAGACCTGCAACTGTCAATGCCTGGAAGCGTGGTATTACAATAGAGCCAGCACCCTGGGGTACTTCTCTTGCGTGTACAAGCGGTCTCATCACTCTAAATGATAGTGCCGCACTTTGTGCCTCACTAGATACAATAGTACCTACAAGGTCGTTTAATGTGGTTGTGTTGGTTAATGCCATGATTAATCTCCGTTATAATGTATTGTTTTTGCCAGATAACATCTGGCGGTACTGGTCCCTAATTTGGGCCCTAGCTTTGGGATCGTCCCTTAATTCTTTGGTCGTCCTCTCACCTGGAGACGGCACATTGCTTTGTTGATCTTTCTTATGGACAGGGGGTATAGATGGTCTGCCTGCTTTGGGTGCCAACGTAGGTGGCACTGTTTCAACAGCACCGAACTGCGGGTATTCCAATACAAAAGCATCTACTGCTGCGTCTACAGCCTGTCCCTCTTCAATTGTAACCCAAGATGGGTTAGCCTTAATGCCCCTTTTTGCAAATTCATTTGCAATAGTGGCTGTAGTATTCATTGTACTCATCTGGTCTTGAAGACCAGCATATTTGATTTCCATATCACGGTTCTTGGTACGCCATGATGCATTTTCCCTTCTTAATTCCTGTACATATTCTAAACTAAATGTCTTCTCGTCCGTTAGCGGCATCTTCTTCCTCCTGGGATGGTTGTTCCTTGTTATTATTATTAAACTCTTGATTGGCTAAGACCGCTGCCTCAGCCTCTTCTTCAGATAGTTCTGGATTACGTCTCATCACCTCATCAATAGGTGTTTTGAGGTTAAGTAATATATCACGCTCCAGATTGTCTTCTTCTGTAGACAGTGGTAATACCGATTGTTCAGGGTAATTAACCACCATGTTATCTATAATAGGCAAGCCCACTAGTGTTAGAATTGTATTAGCAAGGTTTAACTCGTATCGCATAAACCGTACCTCCTTGTCCCTATATACCTGTATTAATGGGAACCACTGTATCATTAATTCCCTGCCACTTGTAGCCTTACCGCCCAATACAGTAACCTTGGGTATAGAAGCCGTATCATATATCTTTTCTTCGACATACTGTATAGCCGATAGCGTATCTGCTATTTTAGGGTTGAAATCAAGAACGGTAGCCTTAGCACCAATAGGCATATTAATAGCCCTACCCGGGTGTACCATAACACCCTCACCGGACTCAAAACCCTCTAATACTATTGGAGTGGCTGATTGCATTTTAATCATATACGATAGATGGGTTAGCAGCCTATTATATGTATCATTTAGCTTACGCCAGTTAGTGGCGCTACTATGGCCCATATATTGGCCTTCTATGTCTTCGCCCTTAAATGGCACGAATGGTATAGCAGCCAATTCATGTGATTCTGTACGTTGTAATTGTGGTGTAGAGCCACTAGTGCCAACCGAATAGACAGTTACGGCCCTATCGGTCCATATTTGTTGCTCCAACACCCGTTCAACATGCATTTTGCCCGTCTTATCTATCAATTTGTCATATAATCTAATAAGCGATATAGCGTCCGCCATATTGGGGTCTTCTGGGTTAGAGAGTACAGATACTTCACTGCCATCAAATAACATAAGCTTAATACCGAACTCGTTATCTGCCTTGGCTATATGTACCAAGCCAGTGCCAGTTAGTTCTGCCATTATGTCAGTGGCATATAAGAACTTGTCTATATTAATATGGGCATAGAAATTGGTAAGGAAGTCGACGGACTGGCTGGGTCCGTCAAAATCCCTAACGAGGTCTTCTGCGTACAATAAAGAGGTGCGCTTCTTAGTGATAACCCGTACCATATTAACGACCGCAATATCAACATCTGTAGTTACAGGGTCGATATACTTATCGGCCTTATCATAGTAAAAGTCCTTGTTTTTTAGAGCCGCTTCCCTACGTGCCTTTTCTTCTATAGAAAAGTTGTGGGTCAAGGCCCTTGTTGTTATACTTACAGGTATTACATCGCCTATGTTATCCATCTATATTATCTCCTTTTACAAAAGCATCTGTTGTTGTGCAGCCAGGGCACAAATACGGTGGCTTATTCTTGGGTGTATGGCTTAAGAATGTCGTACGACATTTAATGCACCTTTTCATAATAGTCGTCGCCCTTTGTTGTGGCTTATAACTATGCGTATGTGGCTTGAAAGCCACATACTTGCCATGGTCAAACCTATTAACGAAGTAATACCTAACCGCATCACAAGCATGGTCGTGTATTCCATCTTTAAGGGGTTCTTCCTTAATAACCTTATCGTTAGCCTTGTTGGGCGCATAAGTATAACCCAGCATAGACCTTATAGTTTCAGTACATCTGGTGTGTATAAATAGTGAACGCCTGTCATCTGCCGATTTAACAAACCTTCTAACCAATGCTAACCCAGGTGCTATTTCAGTGCCCTTGTTATACACCCTAAAACCTTTCTTACGTAGATAGTCTACGGGTGATATACCGGACGATAGCTCCGCTGCATTACCAGCAGGGTCTGTATACAACTTGACACTGTCCTTCCTAATGTTATAGCGTATCAGCTTATCTTCTATATCTTTTGACAATGTCTCAATAGGTGTGCGTTCCTTGTATATCTCATCGAATTGATACACTTGTTCTGTCGACGAATTATAGGCCATAAATACTATGGCTGTAGCATTGGCAAATCCGAAGTCAATACCTATGCCTATATCAATTATACTGATTAATGGTACTGTTTTGTTTGTGATGTTGTCGTCATTAAAATCATGATACACCATGCCAGCTTGAGTTACGAACTCAGCCATAATCTCTTGATTGAAATCGTTCGTAGACATGGTTGCCTTAGCTAACTCAATCTCATCATCATCTATTATCTCATTGTCATAAGTTGTCCAACTGTACCTAGCTTCAGACGACTGAAACATATCGTAAAACCAATTACGACCGTTAGGGGTTGTTATCAGAACACAATGGCCCCTAGTGTCCATGAGAGCAGGCCGTATTAGCTGGTAATAGATGTCCTGCTTCATGAAAGCACACTCATCAAGTATAACAAAAGTTAAACCACGTCCCCTGAGCGATTTCTCATTCTCAGCGCCCTTGAAATAGGTGGTATGGCCATTACGCCATGTCACCTTCATTTCGCTTTTATTTATCTGTTCTATAGCAGGTTGTAATACATCTCTATGGGCCATAAACTTGGCCCAACCAACCTCATTGGCGTCCCTATAAGTAGGAGCCACATACCATGAAGTGCCACCTGTTGTGGTAACAGCATGTTTAATCAATTCCTGTATACAACATTCTGTCTTACCACTACGTCGCCCGCCCTTGATAACACGCGTACGTGATATGTCATTGTGGAACTTACGTTGGTGTGATTGTGGCCTATAATCTATTAATCTTTCCAAGCGAACTCCACCTTTTGCTGTTCTATTTCGTTGTCCATTGCATCCTTAGCTTGTTTATTCTTACGATCCATTGACTTGTTTAACCATTCTGTCATAACCCTTGCATG